CCGATCACGGTCCCCGCTGCACTCACGCACAGGCCATGGCGAACTGGGTGGTAGCCAGACAGTTCAAGAACCACTATAATGTCCCCACTGTATGCTGTAAGTGGTCAGCTGCATTCTACATGTCTTCGAAGAAGAGCAAGTACCCAGAGGTGTACGAGTTAGTAGAGCTCAATGAACCTCTTTTCTCCACGTACTAGCTTCTTAAAGGCAGGGGAGACCTCACCGTAGCAGGTGAGTTCCGTTTGATTGACGGAAAGGCTGTGAGGGAGCTTCATCCAAACCTCATAGCAGCTCTGCATTGTGACAACACGTCAGCGGAGTACAATCCACAGGGAGAGGAGTACAAGCCTCATTTCTCTGTGTCGGGTTCGGCCATTTCTGCCAACCTGCGAGGAGCCAACCTCCCAACCTCAGCGATCGAGTGGCACGCTAGGTTCAACACTGGACAGAACAATCACTCAAACAAGTTCAAGTCCAAAGCCGGCCAAAGTCACTCCTTCATGCGCGTCACTCAAGACTCACTCCAAGCTTCATAGCTTTCCCGCCTCGTCTCCCAGCTCAAAGCACAACGAGGTGGTAGAATCTATGACATCGGAGCAAAGTTTGGTAATGTCCCATTCATCATTCGGGAAGCTTACTATGGACAGGGCCCAGAATCCGACGGCAACTATAGCGTCTAGGTCCGTCTATTAGTGCACTGGCACAACAAGAACTGGAGAAGGCTCCTCCATTCCAAGCCTGTCTTCGACCTCAACGATGAACCCATCTACGGGTACCTCATGTACAGGCGCCACCTCGAGTCCGAGATTGAAGCATTTGCCAACGCTGGTTACCCAATTGCAGCAGTCGGCAAGCCCTATACAGACAGGAGGTGGTGTGAAGCCATAGAGGATTGGTTCGAGACACACGACGACTTATTCCCAGTACTCTACGTAGGCGTCAGACCAAGGGTCAATGATTACGACGTCACATACTGGCGAGAGTCAACAGACAAAGTGAGGCAGCAGCATTCTTTCCCCCATTTCAAGGTCGACTTATTCGAAGGAGTGGCACAGGACATCCACAACTACGTCCCCACGATGCTTTTCTTCCTCTAGTCTTTTTACGGAGCAGGCGCCTTAGAAGATCTCGTGCCAGTCGCTGCTAGAAACGAGCCTTGGAACCACGCCATGACACCGGCAGAGATCGTCCCTATAGATCATGTCGATGTTGACATGCCAAAGGTCATCCTCAGACCAGCAGTGAACCTTCAGCAGTATTTTTATGCCTCGAAATACTGCCACTTCCTCCTCTTCGATGTTCACTACTATTTCAGCCCTGGTGAGATGCTTCAACACTTCCCAGATTCACCAGTCTATATGGCAGGTGGACAGTTCTTCCAGCGACCAGGCCGCTACAATCTCCCTCTCGGTGAAGGTCAGTACACGGTTACTACCAGACAAGACTATTCTCTTAAAGTCTAGTTCAACACCCGCGGAGGCGACTACGTCTATGACCATGATCTAGTCGTATGGTAGGATCCCGCCGTAGAGTGGTCTACAGGTTGGTATAGTTTCATCGCAGACAACACAACGATGACTATCGCCTCAACAAAGTGGCGCAGACTTCACGGGCCGAAGATGTAGTCCAACTCCTCAGTGCAGCACACATGGATACATGGTTACGTTTCACTTCTTACTGAGAGAGACAAGGCGCAGAAAGTCTTCGAGAGCATCCCCAAAATCCTGTCGATGTTCAACCTCTAGGCTACTTCATCAAAAGGTCTCACCAACGTTAGAGCCCCAGAAGACAGGTCCCTGACACTCGAAGATCTGCTGCCACTCATTCTGCCCACAGACGAGCTCGTCATAACATACACTCCTGAGAGCTCAGGTCATGTTAAGTTTGCTGCTAAAGCTATCGCTGTCACCACCGCATACAAGGTGGCTAAAGGCATCCCCGCCAGGATAGATTCGGCCATGAACAACTATTCCCAGTCAGTTATGTCACAATGCACTAGGATAGCG